ATGGCTTACCTAAATTCTACCGTATCTTTTGAAAAAATGCTAATGAAATTTATATCAGAGGAAGATCCGATGCAATCTATGCTCAAATGGCTCTGTGAACGTCTCATGGAAGCTGAAGTAGAAAGTAAGCTTTGTGCTGAGAAATCAGAACGGAACAAGGAACGCCAGGGATACCGATCAGGCTACCGCGTTCGTCGGTTTGACACAAGAATGGGAACCATGTATCTCATGGTTCCTAAAATCAGAAATGGTGGATACATTCCCTTCTTTGTAGAAGCAAAAAAACGTTCCGAAGCCGCTCTCATGAATGTCATTCAGGAAGCCTACGTCAATGGCGTCTCAACCCGCAAAATCGATACATTAACCAAAACGCTAGGCATCGAATCCATTTCACGCAGCCAAGTTTCAGCAATTACTAAGGATTTAAACGAACAAGTAGAAGCGTTCCGAAGCCGAAAGCTAGAAGCCACATATCCGGTTCTTTGGGTAGATGCTTTATATGAACGAATTCGTGATAATCAAAGGGTTAAAAATATGGCCGTACTATCTCATCAGGTAAAATAAACTAATCCCCATAAGGGGACGGAAACATTTTACGGAGTAGCTTTGCACGTTGCTCTTGTGTACCGTAAAATAAACTAATCCCCATAAGGGGACGGAAACTTTTTCTGGCTGCTACCATATCCATGTCGGTTCTAAAGTATGTGTGTTTTGTCAAGAAAAATTCCCGAAAAAAATCATATAGCTTCCCGGTTTTTATTATCAAGAATTCCCGGGAATTATCATTAACTTGTTTTAGCTGTTTGACGCATCAATGCATGGGTCATTCGGTAGCTTTCTCCTTCAAAAAGCAGTAAATGACCATGGTGGATGAGTCGGTCAATCATGGCTGCTGCCATCTGTTTATCCGTAAAAATACCACCCCACTTAGAAAATTCCAAATTGGTCGTCAATATTAGGCTTTTGCTTTCGTAACTGTCAGCCACCACACGAAACAATAGCTGAGATCCTTCTCGATCCACCGGCACATAGCCCCACTCATCGAGAATGAGAAGATCAAGCCTTTGAAGGTCGCGAACCAGCTTCTCCAAGGTTCCGGCACGATGTGCCTCTCCCAGTTTGAGCACCAGCGAAGTTTATAGAGATCCAGCCGCGATATGCGTTCCTCCGCTATCATCGGCATGGCGGGAGAAAAATTCTTCTGTTTCAGGTAGTTGCGTACCGTTTTTTCATCTACTTCGAGTTCCCGGGCGATCTGAGAAACCTTCTTTCCCTGTTCAAAGGCTTCACGAATTTCATTGATTTTGGACATTGTCAGCATGGCTCCTTTTCTCCTTTACCGTTTCTTACGATAAAGGCTACTGCATTTTTTCCATTTGGACAACTTTTTTCATGATAATTCCCGGGATTTTCTAATGATAAAATCCGGATTCCCTGATGATAAAACCCGGTATTTTTAGTTTATATTATACAGATGATGAAAAATACATCCTGCTTCCTTTCTTCTGGCTGCCGGAAGACACGCTGGAACTGCGATGCCGTCGGGACCATGTTCTCTACGACGTCTGGCAGAAGCGGGGGATTCATCCAGACGACGGAAGGGAACGTCATCCATTATGGTTTCATCGAGAAGTTCATCGAACGCCTGGGGGAAACGTACCACATACGGGAAATCGCCTATGACAGGTGGACGCTACCCAGATGGTGCAGAACCTGGAAGACATGGGGTTTACCATGGTCCCTTTCGGCCAGGGGTTCAAGGATATGTCGCCGCTGTCGAAGGAACTGTTCAAGCTCCTGATGGAAGGGAACATCATCCATGGCGGCAATCCTGTCTTCAAATGGATGGCCGGCAACGTCGTCATGCGGTAGGACCCGGCTGGGAACATCAAGCCGGACAAAGAAAAATCCGTCGAAAAAATCGACGGATTCGTAGCGTCCATCATGGCACTGGACCGCTGCATCCGTAACGGGACAGGCAGTGTCTATGATGAACGAGGCGTTATTGCGTTTTGATTCTTGTCAGCCGGCTGCAGCCACCTGGAGTTTCAGGTCGAGGGCCTGCATGAGCTTGACGAGGGTATCGAGCTTTGGCGTTGTCTTCAGGGTTTCGATACGGGCTACCGAGGACTGGGGGATGCCGCATCGCTCTGCAAGGGCGCGCTGGCTGATGCCCAGTTCCTGTCTCCGCCGGATGATAGAGGAAACAATGTTGCTTACTTCTTCGATTTCTTCCATATTGCGGCGTTCTTCTTCGCTAACTGCCTTTACATGATTTTTATAGTCTTCCCAGGTTCTCATTGTGCTGCCTCCTTCTGGCGGATGTAATCGTCACGTTCTGCTTTGGCACGGGTGATCTCCCGTTTCGGTGTTTTCTGTGATTTTTTGCGGAAATGATGGAGCAGTACATACTGGCTCTCATCATAGTAGAAATAAAAGACCCGGTTGTTTCCTGGACGCAGTTCCCAGATATCTTCTTCCAGATGTTTTGTGATGTTGACCGGCAGATTGGTACCGTTTTGGGCGAGCAGGTCGATGTAGAAGATAATCTGGTTGTACTGGACACGGGCATCTTTGCTGTTTTTGCTTTTCACCCGCAAGGCTTCCAGAAAATCCCAGACTTCTGATTCGCTGTGCTGGTTCTCATAAAATTCAATCTTGTACATCATGATCTCCTTTATATTCCTATTTGGATGATAGCATAAATGCTATCAAAAAGCAAGAGAGGCAAAGCCTCAGTTAGTGTCAAGAAGTTTTCGGTCTTTTCTTTAGACCTAGATAATAAGCGATGTTTTATTCCCACGTTTTTACAAAATATGTGCCATTTGCAACCCTTTTGCCAGCTTTCCTAACGGACTGCTTGCAGAACTGTACGTCCCGATACTTCCTCGATGTACGCCATTGTGGGGCTGCATAGATACTCGCTTCATCACTCGGTCTCATGATGTTTTTAAATCGCTGGCTGATTGGCTTATAGGCCGTACGTCCCCATTGGTCATACACGGCATCCCATTCTTCGTTTTTCATGGCTGTAATGAGTGTACCATGGCTTCCGCCCCTTCCTGGCTTCAGCACCGTCCCTGATGTTTCATGCGATAGCTGTATATGCGATGTCCCGACTCGCACACTCCGGGCTGCATCAGATTGCCTTTCTTCGGTAGCTGTCGCTGGCTCAGTGGTTTGAAATGCGGGTGTTTTTAGCACGAAAAAACATCTATTTAAGTAAAACTACCATTCATAAATATATGAATAAGCAATTAGGCTTAAAATCCATTGTAAGGCGGAAAAAGCAAGGCTATGTAAAAGGGACGCGCATAAGATATTTTCTAATCTTTTACATCAAGATTTTACCGCTGAATCAAAGAATAGCAAATGGTGTACCGATTTCACGTACTTATTTTTAACAGATGGCAGCCCGCGTTATAATTGTGCCATCATTGATCTTTATAACCGCAGTATCGTTGTCAGTATAAATGGAAAAGAAATAACGAGTGATCTTGCTATCCGAACTGTAAAAAAGGCGCTGAATTTTCAACCGGCTATTAAACAACCACTTATCCTTCATAGTGATCAGGGGACGCAATTTAGTTCAAAGGAGTTTGTCTCCTTCTGCAAGTCGGTGAAAATTACCCAAAGTATGAATAAAGCTGGCTGTCTCTATGATAATGCGCCCATGGAAAGATATTACAATACATTGAAAAATGAAGAGAAGCAACTTACATTACTACCATTCGGAGAACGAACTTGACCAAGCTGTCCATGACTTTGCCTATATTTGGTATAACCATGTACGGCCTCATTCTTACAATAACAATATGACTCCATTTGAGGCAGGTTTAGACGTTAAAAAAGTAGACTCAAGTGTTACAACAATGCTTGACCACTACACTAATCCCCATAAGGGCACAGAAACTGTACGTATACGTAGTATTATGGGTATATCAATATGAGAGTGGGGTGGTGGTGACGGTGTTTTTGGATAGAATGGAGATCAAGTGGGGAACAGAATGAAAGAAGAACATAAAACTCATTGTTTAACATATTAAAAGTTAAATAGTGAAATCTATGTTAAAGGCTACGAGGATATAGTTACCCACTAAAGTAAACGGTTTTAATATTAGCACAAACCAATTGAAATAGCCACGGGTTCGTGCTAATATTAAAACGAGGTGAATGATATATGAAATATTACGAGCAGCTAATTGATGAAAGAGTTTTTGGCTACTCTGCTCTGACAGAGATTATAAGTGAAAATCAAAATACGATATATTCATTGATTCGTGAATACCTTCAAAAACATTATGTGGAGCAGGTTAAGAAGGGATTGTATGTAGCCGTGAGTATGGAAACAGGGGCTCCGGTAGCTAGCCGTTTTGAGATAGGAAGCCATATTTTGGAAAATGGATACATTTCCCATCATAGCGCATTCGAGTACCTTGGCTTTACAAATCAGATGATGCATACCGTACAGGTGTCGGGAAGCGGACGGTTCCGTCCATTTTCCTTTGATGGGTATCAGTACCAGTATTTTCCGGAGCGGATTAAACAGGGAGTGCTTCAGAAAGAAAATAGAATAAAAGTAACGGACACGGAGCGAACCATTTTGGACTGCGTGAATGATCTGGAAAAGACCGGAGGTATTTCCGAACTTTATCATTGCCTGCAGATGGTTCCTTTTCTTGATGAAGACAGACTTTTGTACTATCTGGAATTGTATGGAAAACAGTTTCTCTACCAAAAGGCTGGATTTATATTAGAAGTTTTAAAAGAAGATTTAAAACTGACAGACCAATTTTTTGATACATGCCGTGAACGTATGGGAAAAAGCAAACGCTATTTTTCAGATACAATGGAGCGTCGGACAATGGAGTATGCGTCCGCATGGCAGATGTATGTTCCGAAGAATTTTAAGCGTATGGCAGAATTGGAGGAGTAATTTGAGATTAGACAAAAAAGAATTGAATAAAATAGCAAGGGAACAGGGATTTGTGCGTGACACCTTAGAAAAGGTGTATAGACTGGAAGATATCCTTGTTTTTATAAATTCACATCCACTTATGAAAGAACGTTTGGCATTGAAGGGAGGTACGGCGATTAATCTGACGGTATTTAATTTACCGAGACTGTCTGTAGATATTGACTTAGATTATTCTGCAGAGATAGACCGGGCGGGAATGCTGAAAGAGAGACAAGTGATTGCGCGGGATTTGAAAAAGTATATGAATACGCAAGGATACGAGCAAAGTCTAAAATCAAAGAGCAGACACTCTCTGGAAAGCTATATATTCGTATATACAAATTCAGCGGGGATACGGGATAATATAAAGGTTGAAATCAATTATTCCATGAGATGTCACGTCCTTCCGCTGGTACACAGAGAGATTGTGGATAACGGGATTTTGGAAAAAAACAGTGTGCTTGCAGTTGCGGGAATAGAATTGTTTGGAAGTAAAATCAAGGCGCTGCTTGACCGGGCGGCTGCGAGAGATTTATACGATGTCAGCAACATGGTTAAGTTTGGCCTGTTTGGCCTGTTTGACAGTGCAGAGGAAGATTTGCTGAGAAAATGTGCGCTTTTTTACATGACAGTTGGAAATGAGGAGGTTCCTGAAACGATAGATATAAACAAGATTGATGAAATTACTTTTCGCAAAATACATACTGACTTGCTTCCCGTAAAACGGCAGGTAGAAGAATTTGATCTTATGAAAGAAAAAGAAACACTAAAAATGTATCTTTCTGATTTGATGCGGCCTGCGGAATCGGAAAAGCAGTTTATGGAGGAATTTCGGCAAAAAAGATACAGACCGGAGCTACTATTTGAAGATGCAGAAATTGTAGAACGCTTAATCAACCATCCAATGGCATTGTGGAAAATGCAGCAGTAAAGAGAGAAGATTGAGATTGTTGGCAGCAGGAATATGTTAAGATGACAAAACTGCTTCTTGATAAAATGATGGTTCAAAGCGATAATCTATTGACATAAAAATAGGATCTGCGTCTAATAATAAATAGAAGAGAAGCGTGCTTTTCTAGTGGGCTAGCACTTAAATCTGATACTTTTACCAATCAAGTGGTTGGTCGTTGGCGGACAACACTAAAATTAGCCACAAAGAGAGGAGAATAATCCGAATTATGAAATTTACAAAGGAAGATGCAAAAAGAATCGTGTTGAATTGCGCAAAGCAATATCAGCAAAAACTCCTCAACAAAAAGATGATTATTATTTACCGTGAGAGAAAGGACAGTATGATTCGATTTATTGAAGTCGTGTTTTATGAAAAAATCATCAGTATTTGACGGGCTTAGAGTCGGTTGATAAAAATGGAAATGTGATACAGTACCAGTCAGTGAATTTTTATAGAAAATGTGTTGAAAATAAACATTGAACGAAGTAAATAAAGCTGTGATAAATAGAGAAATTCAATATCTTCTTGTCAATGACATTTCGCGCCTGGGGCGTGTAATGTCCGAAATTGTGGGCTATGTAGATTGGCTGAAAGCAAATGGTGTAGAACTGATCTGTGCGGATGGCGTTTATTATGAAGATAGCATTTCAACAGTCCTGCGTGATTGTATGGAAGCGGGAACAGCCCGTTTGATGGCGCGGAAAAAGACCCAAAAGATATAATTTTTTTTATGCAGGACTTGACACAGGCAAATGAGAAGTATAAAGGTGATGCGCTTCTTCAGAAACGCTATACGGTGGATTTCCTGACCAAGAAAACAAAAGCAAATCATGGCGAGGTTCCGCAGTACTATGTGGAAAATGATCATGAAGCCATCATCAGTCCGCAGGTATTTGACTTAGTGCAGGAAGAAATAAAAAGACGTGGGCATGGCGGCAAGCGGCATAGTGGTATCAGTCTCTTCTCGTCAAAAATAAAATGTGGTGACTGCGGCAGCTGGTATGGAGCTAAAGTCTGGCATTCCAACGATAAATACCGCAGGACTATCTACCGCTGCAATGATAAATTCAAGCATCACTGCAAAACGCCGCACCTTACCGAAGAAGATATTAAACGAATTTTTGTACAATCAGTAAATAAGTTGGTTGGGAATAAGGATGAAATCATTTCCAATATACAACTGATACGGGAACAACTGTGTGATACGGCGAATCTTGAAAGCGAGCAGGAACGGCTGAATCAGGATCTAGTTGCACTTACCGATATGACGGAAAATTGTATTGCCGAAAATGCACAGGTTTCCCAAGACCAGACGGAATACCAGAAGCACTACAATAGCCTCGTCACCCGATATGATAAAACAAAGGAACAATACGAAGCGATTACTGCAAAAATAAAGGACAGTCGGTCGAGGGACGAGCAATTGGGAGTTTTTATCGATAATCTTAATGGTCAGCACCTGATAGGAGAATTTGATGGACGGTTGTGGTGCAGTTTGGTCGATTACATTACAGTTTATGGCAAAGATGATATTCGGGTGACATTTAAGGATGGGACGGAAATACGCGTGTAAAAGATGTCAAAACCGGTTTTTTGCATAACTTTATCATGTTAAAGGTGAATAAGGTAGGAGATGTCAAAATAATATCGAACTTTTAATTAGGTTGATTTCAGAATATTTTAATAATTTACGGGGATGTGGTGAATGATGAAGAAAATGATTTTTAGCGGCGTGGCTTGTCTTCTTCTTGGTAGTGTATTAACTGGATGTGGGAATGAAGATCAGCTAAAAAACGAAAATGTGGAGCTAAAAAGCCAAGTGGAACAGTTACAACAAGAGAATAAGAAACTTGAAAATGAGGTTGCTATGTATGTTCCAAAGGAAAAAACGGTTCCTAAAAATTCAACGGAAGCAGAGAATCAACCGGTCAGTTTGGTTAGCTTACAGTTTCCTGAATATGTGGTACCACAGGTAGAAGTAACATTTAAGAATAATACGGCTAAAGTGGTTGATGGTATTGAATTTGTTGTTCTTGGCTTTGATAATTTTGGACAGCCAGCAAAAGATAATGGGAAGAATATAACAGGGAAAATTACTATGCAAAAAAATATACAACCAGGTGATACGGCTTCATCCGGATGGAATGTATTTAGTTTAAGTGAAAAAGCGAAAAAAGGAAAAGTTGTTGTATCTAAGGTACATTTTACCGATGGTGCTACTTGGATAAATGATGATTACGATAAAATTGTTGAAAAAGAAAAGGGACAGTACGAATAGGCAAATTTAGAAAAATAAAAATTAATATTTTGTTAAGACCATTACTATGTGTATCTTGACAGTTAGGAAGAGGGGCGGTACGATGAAAAAAATTATTATATTATGGGAGTGTATAATAAACTGTGTAAGTAAGTCAGCAACAGATTAAACGATACTCCCCCTCGGGGATGTCAAACACATGCGGAGGTAATAATTTTATGTCAAAGAAACAGCCCACACGGGGTGAATCCCTTGCTAAAGCCATTATCAGTGAATATAAGCCAAAGACCGTGGAAGATATGCAAAACGCTCTTAAAGATGTTTTCGGGCCTATGTTTGAGGCCATGCTGAATGGTGAAATGGAAAATCATCTCGGCTATGACAACAATGAACGTGGCGAAAAGGAAACAACCAATCGCCGTAACGGCTACAACCATAAGACCCTCAAAACATCCGCAGGTGAAGTCCCGATTGATGTTCCTCGTGATCGAGAGGGTTCTTTTGAACCGCAGGTCGTGCCAAAGCGGCAGACCGATGTTTCCTCGATGGAGGGTAAAGTGCTTGCCATGTATGCCCGTGGCATGAGCCAGCGTGACATCTCGTCAACGATCGATGACATCTATGGATTCAAACTGTCAGCAGGACAGATTTCTAACATTACCGATTGTGTCTTAGATGAATTGAATGAGTGGCAGAACCGACCGCTGAAAGCTTTTTATCCATTTATTTTTGTGGATTGCATATACGTTTCTATGCGTACCGAGCAGGGTGTTTCTGACCAGGCGGTGTACGTTATCCTGGGGTACGATCTAAACGGTGGGAAAGATGTTCTGGGCTTATGGATGGGAGATACAGAAAGCAAACATCGCTGGATGCAGATATTCGATGAAATAAAATCACGCGGTGTCCAGGACATCGGTTTTATTTCAATGGACGGTGTCAGTGGTCTTGAAGATGGTGCTAAAGCTATATTCAAGAATGTTGTGGTGCAGCGCTGTATGGTACATCTAATCCGCAACTCTCTGAAATACGTGCCCAGTAAGGATTACAAAGCCTTTACGGCACAGCTGAGAAAAATCTATGGGGCAATCAACCTGAAAGGAGCACAGGTTGAATTTGAACGGTTCTGTGATGTGTGGACCAAGTATCCCGGTGCCATCCGCGTGTGGAAAGACAATTTTCGGCACGTGGAACAGCTTTTTAATTATGGCAGCGATGTGCGTCGGGTCATGTACACGACCAATGCCATAGAGAGCGTCAACTCAAGTTTCCGCAAGGTCACAAAACAGGGCGCTTTCAGCAATGAAACAGCCGTTTTTAAGGTGTTTTATTTACGGATTAAGGAACTTTATCAAAAATGGCACGGTCACTCCATTCGCAATTGGGCCATAGTGATGAATCAGCTGGTTATTGACGAACGGATTGGCACCATGGTACGAAAATATCAGGTTTCAATTTAAAGTAATTTACACACTTTACTTGACAATCCCTATATTTATTATCTGCATTTGCTATAATGGCATCTACAGTCTTTGCGATAGATCCAGCTAATGAGCCTAACAGATTTTCCCAATATGTGAATGATTCTAAATATACGGCATATATAGACACTGCATCATTTTCTGTTCAAGAACTTCACGATGCAGACGTTGCTTGACGAGCTTGATATCATCGAGCAGTACCGACAGTCTGGTCATGAGAGCCATCTCTCTGAGCTCACTAAGAAGCAAGTTGCCCTTTACGTTGCCATGGACATCAACCTGCCAACATAGGTATAATTTTTCGGGATTTCAGGATTTTATGATATATATTAATATAAATCATTAATATTTTAATAAATGAGGAGGTTGAGTTATGAAACGGTTGGCTCAAATTTTATTGATGGTGGTTGTTTTTCTTTGCACATCTACGGCATTTGCATCATTTACAGTTATTAAAAATATGACTTGGCATACATCTTATGATGGTCTTGAAAATAACTGGAGTGACTCCTTTACTGAAGGAAAAAATAAGTATATGTTTTATTGTAATCATAATGAGGCTGCTCCATCAGAGCTGGTTATCAAACAAAAAGGGCGAGTAGTCTATACTAAACAACTTCCGCCAATAGGAAAGACATCTAGAACCCATGCTATTCAAATAAAGGATGATTTGACAGGACGTATTTTTTATATTATTGACAATCAGGATTATAAGAATGATTTTGGCTACATTATAGGATATGATCCTATTAAAGGGGCGTGGCAGGAATACATTGATAAAAAAAATTATTATATGCCAATTCGTGGCAAGCAGGGCATTTCAATTCGTCACGGTGATGTAGTTATATATAATTGTGGTGGCGTGTCTGATAATCAAGCGTATCGTCTGTTTTGGGATAAATCAGCTAATTGGTTTGGCTATGAAGATTTGGGTTTTTCTAGAAAAGGGTACTTTGATGATGCATTAAATCAAAATCCTAAATATCGTCCTTTATATGCTCATATGGACAATGAACAGTATCTTGTTGTTGATTCTATTTTTACTTGGCAAGATGATGATACTACGTGGATTTTTGATGTAGACATCGTGGATGCTTTTAGAAATACAGATTTGATTGAGCATAAAAGTTCGGGTAAGTTTAAAATTGATGGGGCTATGAAGAAAAGTCTGTAAATAAGGTCTTCTATGATAGTTAATAAAGAGTTAATAAATCGTCATTTTGCTAGAACTATCATGCCAGTAATCTGTCAGGGTACATGATGACCAGTTCGCCTCTCACCTTTCCCCAATTCCGAAGCGGCATGGTCCATTTCTTGGCAGCTTCGAAAGTGGACAGGTACAACGCCTTGAGCAGAGCCTGTGAACTTGGGAAAACACTTCGCTGACGGTTTAAGCGGCGGTAAGAAGAATTTAAACTCTCAATGGCATTCGTAGTATAGAAAGCTGTACGAACGTCTATCGAAAATTTAAAGATCGGTGTTATGACATCCCAGTGATCATGCCACCGTTTCATGGCTGCTGGATACTGGGACGTCCATTTCTTATCTACTTCCTCTAACCGTCTGACAGCGTTTTTTTCGTCAGGAGCGGTATAGATCATCCGAAGATCTCTGGCAAAATTCTTCATGTCCTTATTGGCTACATATTTAAGGGTATTACGTACCATATGCACAATACAGCGCTGGTGTTCTGTTTTGGGGAAGGCTGCAACAATCGCTTCCTTAAGCCCTGTGAGTCCGTCCGAGCAGAGGATAAGAATATCCTGCACGCCACGGTTCTTAAGACCGTTCAGAACGCCCAGCCAGTATTTGCTGTTTTCATTTTCACCGACTTCAAGGGCGAGTACTTCTTTGTAGCCATCCTCATTAATGCCGAGCACAACATAGGCAGCCAACTTGCGGACAATATTATCATGACGTACCGAAAAATGAATGGCGTCAATAAAGATAATAGGATAGACGCTGGCAAGTGGCCGACACTGCCACTCTTCAATCTGGGGCAGGATTTTATCCGTGACATCCGATATGAAGCCCTCTGATGCATCAAACCCATAAATGTCCTCGATGGTTTCAGAAATTTGTTTGGTCGTCATCCCTTTGGCGTACATAGAAATTATTTTTTGGTCAATGGCAGAGATATCTTTCTGACGCTTCTTGACAACCTGTGGCTTGAATGAGGATTGCCGATCCTGCGGAACGTCAATCTGAAAGCTGCCATAACTGCTGTTCATTTGCTTTGGTTTATAACCGTTGCGGGCGTTCTCGCTGTCGGAGCGTTCCGATTTGCTATAGCCCAGGTGTTCATCCATTTCAGACTCCATCATCTCTTTGATGGTACCGCCAAGCAGATCCTTCAGGGCATCTTGGATGTCATTTGGTTTCTCGATGGTATACTCTTGGAAGAGCTGCTGGATAATAGCCCGCTTCCCATCGGTCATTTCAACCTTGTGAATCTCTTTCCGCTGTTTTGCCATGATAAAAAGTCCTCCTATGATTAGATTGTACCATAGAAGACCTTATGACTTCGAGTGGAAGTTTGTTTACAGAGATTTTTTCATAGGCTCAAATTGATATTGTCAATATCTCTTTACACTTTTTCCTCGAGGATATTCGATCTACGCTGCATCCTTCAATGAGCGGTAATACTGTTGTCTCTTAATCATTGGAGGTAATCCTCCATTGGTGGAGCAGATTCTTCGGTTATTCCAGTAACTAATGAAATATCTCCATATAATCGTTTTCATATGTTCAACAGTTGTTTTTGAAGCATTATATCGATGATAGATTAGTTCTTCCTTTAATCTTGCCCACATGCTTTCGCAACGGGCATTATCATGGCATCTGCCACCTGCACTGTTCATGCTTTGGATATGCCATATTTACTGATTGCTTTACGATAGAGCTCACTGGTGTACTGCGTTCCCCTATCACTATGTAAGATACATCCACGAATTCCGGGATGTGATTTATAGGTATTCTCCAGTGTTTTTTCACATAGCGTTGCTTTCATGTTTGTGTCCATTGCGAATCCCAATACTGCCGAATCAAAGCAATCAAACACTGCCGATACATACAGTTTTCCATCTAGGCATTTTACTTCGGTTATATCTGTTACGCATTTTTCCAGAGGCTTATCAGATTTGAAGTTACGTTTGATCAGATCATCTGATTTTCTGGCTTCTTTATCCGCTTTCGTGATTCCATTTGGTTTTCTCTTTGGTTTATGGCTGATACCAATTTCCTCCATAACACGGTAAACGGTTCTTTCACTTGGAATCTCAATACCAGCAGGCTTTTTTAGCGCTAAAGCTTGATGCATTCTGATTCGTCCATAGGTATCATTGCATTCATCTTCCGCACAGATATCTAACATAGCATCTGCAAGAGACTGGTATTTCCATGGCTTATCCTTATATGTTAAGTAATTATGAAAGCCTTTGTCTTGTAACACCAAGACTTTTGCAATACAAAGAGATTTTTCCTTTAAGAGTGCCGTCTTCCGTTTTGATAGCAATGAACATTAATCTCTGTTTTTTGCTGACTTCCGACGGCTGGCTGCGAAAAAAGCGCTGGCTTCCTCAAGAAATTCGTTCACTTCTTTAAGATGGCGATTCTCTTTGTCCAGCTCTTTCACATGCTTTCTAAGCGCAATAAGCTCTTCATTAAGGGATAAAGCATTACTTGGTGTATGAACGGCTGTCTTGGCCTCTAAGCGGCCTTCCTTGAATGCTTTGACCCATGTATAGATAGTACTATCAGGAAGCCCCAGTTCCGTTGCGGCTTTGTGTCCACCCATCTCCTGAGCCAATTTTACAGCCTGTGATTTAAATTCTTGGTCATACGTTTTGATAATTCGTTTTGTCATCTTATTTCTCCTATTCTCTATCCATTATATATCACAATCCTTGAGAATAGGGTGTCAATTTTTATTGTACAACATCACTATGTTGTCCGAGGTCAAGGAATCCATTATCAATGCGTATGAATTAAAGACAGGTCTTTCCCGCACCCAGCTATCCCATCTGATGGATGCCGAGACCTGGATGAATGCGGGAAAAGCAATCGAGTTCGGCTTTGCCGACAGCATCTTAACCGATACAAACCACACCAATAACATGGTTTCTGTACAAAGCTATTCCTTTTCCCGGCGGCAGGTCACCAATGCACTGTTGAACAAGGCCATCGCCAAGCAGACCAAGCCAACACCGGCAGCAAATCGAACCACTATATCCGTAGCGTCGCTGCAGCAGCGGCTGTCGCTCTTAACACATTAAATGGAGGTACCAATATGAGTAAACTATTAGAACTGCAGGAAAAACGCGCTAACATCTGGGAGCAGGCCAAGGCATTTCTGGATAAAAAACAGGCAGCTGGTGACACGCTTTCCACTGAGGATGCTGCCGCGTATGACAAAATGGAAGCCGATGTCATAGCACTGGGCAAGGAAATCGACCGACTGAAGACGCAGGCTGCCATTGATCTTGAATTAAGCAAACCGACCTCGAGTGCTATCGTCAATAAGCCTGCAAAACAAGATACAACGAAGCATGGCAGGTTCAGCGACGCCTATGTACCCGCCTTTTGGGACAGCATGCGCGGCAAGTCCCGTCCGGAAATCCGCAACACCTTAAAGGAAGGGGCCGATCCCCAGGGCGGCTACCTCGTACCGGACGAATTTGAACGGACGCTGATCCAGATGCTGGCTGAGGAAAATGTGCTGCGCTCCCTGTCCCATGTGATCCAGACCGCCAGCGGCGACCATAAGATTCCGGTCGTTGCCAGTGAGGGAACTGCTGCATGGACGGATGAAGAAGCAGCCTACACCGAAAGCAACACTACATTTGGTCAGGTGTCCATCGGGGCGCATAAACTGGGTACGCTCGTCAAGGTGTCCGAGGAACTATTGAACGATTCCGCCTTCGACCTGGAAGGATATATGGCGCAGGAGTTCGCCCGCAGGCTGGGCAATGCCGAGGAAGAAGCCTTTCTCACCGGCACCGGAACGGATCGTCCGTCCGGCATCCTTGTCGATGCCGCCGGTGCTTCGGATGGCTCGACTGCTGCATCCGCTACGGCTATTACCTTCGACGATTTGATCGAGTTGTACTATTCGCTCCGCGAACCGTACCGTAAGTCGGCTACATTGCTGCCGCATGAAAGCACCGTCAAGGCCATCCGGAAGCTGAAGGATACACAGGGACAGTACATCTGGCAGCCTTCCGTCAGTGCCGATGTGCCGGATAAGATCCTGAACTGCCCGGTCGTTACCAGCCGGTATATGCCGCAGATGGCAGCCGATGCCAAGACGGTGCTGTTCGGTGACTTTTCTTACTACTGGATTGCCGACCGGCAGGGCCGCACTTTTAAGCGTTTGAACGAATTATACGCGGTTACCGGGCAGGTCGGCTTTCTCGGCTCCCAGCGTGTCGATGCCAAGATCGTTCTGCCGGAAGCCATCAAGACGCTCAAGCAGGCCAGTAAATAATAGAAGGAAGGTGGCAGCATGGCAGTAACACGGGATGAAGCCAAATTATACCTGCGTATTGATAATGATGTGGAGGATGCTTTGATCGACAATTTGATCCAGTCCTCCACGACGACGGTGGAAAATGTACTGCGACATCCGTTAAGCGACTACACGACGCTGCCGGAGGACATCAAGACGGCCATCCTGTATGGCGTGGCCTATTTGTATGAGAACCGGGATACGGCGGACTTCGATGCCATGATCAAGCTCATGCGGGCCATGCTGTTTTCCTACCGGGATGAGGTGTTCTGATGGATATCGGGGAAATGAAGCAGCGAATCGAGTTTGTAGTGGAAGAGGATGTCTCTGATGGCCAGGGCGGTTATGACACCACTCTGGTCAGCAAAGGCAGCACATGGGCCAAAGTGACCAATATCCACGGCGGGGAGTATTTTTTCGCCGCAGCCGTCCATCTGGAAAAGGATGTATCGTTTGTCATCCGGTACCGCTCGGATATTTCGGAAAAATGGTTCATCAAGTTCCGTGGACAGAAATACAACATCCAGTTTATTGATAATGTAAAATACGGAGACCAGTATCTGGAAATCAAGGCTACCCTAGCGGGGTGATGAGAATGACCTGGAATGAAATACGAATCGGGTGTGCGGCAGTCGGTGCCTGGCTGGGTTGGTTCATCGGCGGTTTTGACAATCTGCTCTATGCCCTGCTGACGTTTGTCTGCTTAGATTATGTTACAGGTGTGTTGTGTGCCTGCAGGGAACGGCAGCTATCCAGCGAGATCGGCTTTATGGGCATCTGCCGGAAGGTGCTTCTTTTTGTACTTGTCGGTATGGCTCATACGCTGGATGTGACGATACTGGGTTCCGGCAGTGCCTTACGGACTGCCACCATCTTGTTCTACCTGTCCAATGAAGGACTTTCTATTGTGGAAAATGTCGCACGGGTGGGACTACCCATACCGAACCGGCTGCAGGAAACATTGAAGCAGCTACGAAAATAATAGAAGAATATATACCATTGACCTGCTGGAGTCTCATCACTCTGGCAGGTCCTTTTTGTAGTTAGAAAACCCCTGGTTAGACCAGGGGTTCCAAAAAGCTTTAGCGATGAGTCTATAAAGGTTTAAAACAAAACACCTTTAATGTAAGATAAGAATGCGGTCCGTCAACTGCAAACCTATCCACATTAAAGGAGGTCATTCAATGAATGACACACACAGTCTATCACACAGTAAATGGAATTGTAAATATCATGTAGTATTTGCGCCGAAGTATCGGCGGCAAGTATTTTATGGGCAAAAGCGATATGAAATAGGGCAAATACTACGAGAATTATGCCAGTGGAAAGGAGTGACATTACTAGAAGCAGAAGCATGCCCGGATCATGTACATCTGCTATTGGAAATTCCCCCCAAGATGAGTATATCGAGTTTTATGGGATTTCTCAAAGGAAAAAGTAGTCTGATGATTTATGAAAAATGGGGAAATATGAAATATAAGTACCGGAATCGACAATTTTGGTGTCGTGGATACTACGTAGATACCGTAGGGAAAAACGAGAAGAAGATAATTACCTATATTCGCGAACAACTTAAAGAAGATGAAATGTCCGAACAGCTTACATTAGATTTAGAAGACCCGTTTACGGGTAACCGGAAATAATATGCAAGTAACGGACCGAACATGCGCTGTAAAGCGCTGCTGGTAGACTAGGCCTTATAGGCCGCATAAGAAAAACCACCAGCTAAGCTGGTGGATCATTATTTTTATTTGCTTAAATGCATTTTTTCCTATTTCAAGAGAAAATAGAGATGGAATAATTGTCGAAGATGGTGAAAAAGTTAAGTGCTTGGTCAAAAATTATCATGAATGGGGATTAATTTCTCTCCCATAATTGAAGGACAAGCGATACAAGCTTGCAAATGTTCATTCAGTAGTATATAATAATCGTATAACCGAATATTCGGTTATACGATTATTATATACTACGAAAGGAGGATTCATAGATGCAGACAATAGTTAATGTATTAAAGGCATTATCTGATGAAACTCGGTTACGAATTTTAAATTTATTATATGAACGGGAACTGTGTGTATGTGATGTTATGGAAACGTTACAGATTACGCAGACTAAAGCTTCCCGGCATCTTTGCTATCTTAAAAATGCGGGATTAGCAGCTGACCGCAAGCAGGCACAATGGACGTATTATTCAATATTGCGGGATGAACGGCTGAAGTTTCTGGATAGTCTAGTGTATGATAATTTAAGAAGCATAGAAATATATCAAAAAGATATACAGCATTTGAATGCATGGCTGCAACGGAAAAATATGTAGAAGCCGGTTTTGTTTTTTAGTTTAAGAAAACTTTATTTATAGTAGAAAAGGGGCGACAATCATGATGGAAATTAAAATATTAGGTTCCGGGTGTGTCAATTGTAAAAAACTCGAAGAAAATGCACAAAAAGCGATTCGTGAATTACAAGTCGATAGTACGATTATTAAAGTACAGGATATCCGCGAAATCATGAAATACGGTGTTATGCGGACTCCGGCTATTGTAATCAATGAAAAGGTGAAAATGGCGGGGAAGGTATGCACGGCAGAAGAAATCAAGCGATATATTGCCGAAGAACAATGATTTTCATCATAATGGGCAAGACGGAGGTGCACTATGTTTGATTGGTTGCAGGTAATTGCTGATTTTTTAACCTATACGGCGCTGGGACTTTTGCCGGAGAGCAAACTGGGCAGTGCTGTTAATTTCTTTATTTTTGATACAGTGAAAATACTGATACTTTTGATGATTATTATTTATGCCATTACATTTATTCGCAGCTACTTTCCTCCAGAAAAAACAAAAAAAATTCTTTCTCATACAAAAGGAAATCAAGTAGTTGGACATGTCTTGGCGGCTCTGCTGGGAATCGTAACACCTTTTTGTTCTTGCTCTGCAGTTCCTCTTTTTATCGGGTTTGTAGAAGCGGGAATTCCCTTGGGTGTGACTTTTTCGTTTTTGATTGCGGCCCCTATGGTAAATGAAATTGCCGTAGGTCTTTTATACGGGTTGTTTGGCTGGAAAATTATGTTGATTTATATTTTATCCGGAGAAATTATTGCTGTGATAGGGGGTATGATTATCGGCAGAATGAAAATGGAAAAATTTGTAGAAGCGTATGTTTATGAAATGCAAAATATACCCAGCATGGAAATTGTTGAACCGTGTATGAAGGATAGACTATATGATGCGTGGATTTTTACTCGTGATTTAATTAAACGCATATGGATCTATGTTCTTATCGGTATTGCTATCGGCGGGTTTATCCATGGCTGGATTCCGGCGGGAACCTTGGCGCAGTATGCAGGAAAAGACAACCCCTTTGCTGTCCCCATTGCTGTATTGATTGGAATACCGCTGTACTCCAATGCGGCGGGTGTTATTCCGTTAGTCAGCGAGTTGACTAGAACCGGTGTTTCCATGGGAACGGCGCTTTCATTCATGATGGCAGTGACCGCGTTAAGCCTTCCGGAGGCGATTCTTCTAAAACAAGTACTCAAACCGCATCTGCTGGTTATCTTCTTCGGCGTCGTTGGAATGGGTATTATCTTTACAGGCTATTTATTCAATTTTTTACTGTAACATGGTGTGATACGGTAGATGTATATGGTGATGGAGGGAGATGCTGGCATGAAAATAGGTTTGATCAGATGTTTGCAGATAGAGAGGGATATGTTGTTGGACGACTCTTTGTTTGAAAGCTATAAAAGAACCTGTAGGAGCGTTTCAAGATATCCCTTTCAAACGCATGTAGGGATTCATCACGGACGCATTCGCAATACTGGTCCTTCCAGTGCGTTACGGACTGCCACCATCTTGTTCTACTTGTCCAATGAGGGACTTTCCATTGTGGAAAATGCCGCACGGATGGGACTTCCCATACCGGACCGACTGCAGGAAGCATTGAAGCAGCTGCGAAAATAAGAATATATACCATGAACCTGCTGGAGTCTCATCACTTTGGCAGGTCCTTTTTTTATGTCTTGGGTTCTTAACTGATATCTATCTGTCCTTTTACTTATAGAGGCAATTACCTCGTAACGATTAGGAGGTGTCCAATATGACGGACGATGAGAAAAGGCAGATTATCGTTTTACGCCGAGACGGTCTGGGATACGGTAAAATAGCACAGCAAATAGGCATTTCGGTCAATACAGTCAAGTCATTCTGCCGCCGGAGCAATCTGGTAATTTCCACTGGTGGAAAATCAGTGTGTGAATGCTGCGGCAAGCAGATAGAACAGATCCCGGGACGAAAGCAAAAACGCTTCTGCTCGGATCAATGCAGAAATAAATGGTGGAACGGGCATCTTAACTTGGTGAAGCGAAAGGCGGTCTATACCTTTACCTGTCCGAACTGCGGCAAAGTATTTAAGACCTATGGAAACAGTCAACGGAAGTTCTGCTGCCATGCTTGTTATATTGAGTACCGTTTCGGCGGTGGCCGTCATGGATAAGAAAATATTTCAAAATGAAGCGCTTTTCCTGATGACATTGCATCTGATGCAGTTGATGCGCGATGAAAAACTTATCACGGAGAGCGAATATCACACGGCAGAGCGCCAGATGCTCGAAAAATATCAGCCTTTTTCCGGCTCTTTATACACTTGATAATTGTATCAAACAGAGTGATATATAGTGTTGGAAAGGAGTGGATTCTATGCGAAAGACAATCCTCAAAGTCGAGCATCAGGTATCGCCGTTCAAAAAACAAAAGAAAGTAGCAGCCTATGCTCGTGTTTCCGTGGAATCAGAACGGATGCAGCATTCACTTTCGGCACAGGTCAGTTATTATAGCAGCCTTATCCAGAAGAATCCTGAATGGGAATATGCCGGTGTCTATGCAGACTATGGCATTTCCGGTACGGGAATGGCGAAGCGGGATGCGTTCAACAAAATGATTGCTGATGCGGAAGCAGGGAAAATCGATATCATCCTTACAAAAGCCATTCAGCGGTTTGCCAGAAATACAGTCGATCTTTTGAACACGGTACGTCATCTAAAGGATATCGGCGTCGAAGTATGGTTTGAAAAGGAAAATATCCATACATTAAGCGGCGAAGGTGAGCTGATGCTGACCATTCTGGCATCATTTGCCCAGGAAGAAAGCCGGTCCATCAGTGAGAATATTAAATGGCGTGTGCATAAACGGTTCCAACAGGGCATGCCGCCTGCGAAGTTTTTCATATATGGCTATCGATGGGAAGGGGATAAACTCGTAATTGTTCCTGAGGAAGCAGCTGTTGTAAAGCGAATATACCAAAATTTTCTTGACGGGAAATCACGGGTTGAGACAAGACGGGAGCTTGCGGCGAAGGGCATCAAAACCAGGCATGGTAATAATTGGGGTGATCCCAGCATCAAGCAGGTACTTACCAATATTACATATACCGGGAATCTCCTGCTTCAGAAAACATATATAGAAGATCCTATTACCAAAAAAGAACGGAAAAACCGTGGCGAGAGAACAAAGTATTTTGTCGAAAACACTCATGAAGCCATTATTGATAAGAAAACGTTCGATTATGTGCAGAAGGAAATGGCGCGCCGGTGCAAATTAGGGCCATTTGCTAACAAATCACTACATACGACATGCTTTACGGGAAAAATCAAATGCGACATTTGTGGAAGAAGTTACGTCAGTAGCAAGCGGAAATATAAAGGGCGGCATATCGGATACTGGGGATGTACATCCCATAAATATAAGGGAAAAAACTGTGGCGCAAAAGGGACTATCCCGCAAATCGTGCTGGAACGGGAATGTGTGGCTGTCCTTGGATTGCAAGTCTTTGATGAAAACATATTTCTTGAAAAAGTCGATACGATTATTGTGCCGGAATATCATGTTATTGTATTTAACATGAAAGATGACAGGAGAATTGTCCGGCACTGGGTATCAACTGCAAGCAGGGAATGCTGGACGAAAGAACTCAAGGACAGACAGCAGGCATGGACGAAGCAGTACCGGATGAGTGGTAAATCGGAACGGTATTCTGTTTTTACAGACCGGATTCTATGTGTGCAATGTAACATCTGCTTCAAACGCTGTCTGGATAAGCGGAAAAACGGGAAAGTTGCTTACTGGCGATGCAAGCTTTCTGGGAAATCCTGCAAGGTTCCGGGTATACGGGAAGAACCATTGAAGCAGATCACAGCAACGGTACTCGGACTGCCAGCATTTGATGATGCCGCATTCCGAAAACAGATAGATCATATTGAAACTGGAAAAACTGATGAACTGACTTTTTGTTTTACCGATGGCAGGAGAACAAGCTGCAGTTGGCCACCGGTTAAAACGGGAAATTGCTGAATACATGAAGGAAAGGGGGGAACTATAGTGAAAGCGCGAAGAGTACATACCATTCCGGCAGTCATCAGCCGCTACACGGCAGAACCCATCAATAGCCACAGGAAGCGGAGAGTGGCCGGTTATGCCCGTGTATCGACAGACCATGAGGATCAGGTAACAAGCTATGAGGCACAGGTTGATTATTACACCTCGTATATCAAGGGCAGGCATGACTGGGAGTTTGTTGATATATACACGGATGAAGGAATCTCGGCAACCAATACCCGGCACCGTGATGGGTTTAATACAATGGTAAAGGATGCCCTAGATAATAAGATTGACCTTATTATCACAAAATCCGTCAGCCGGTTTGCCAGAAATACGGTGGACAGCTTGACAACGGTGCGAAAACTTAAGGATAAGGGGATTGAGGTTTATTTCGAGAAGGAAAATATCTGGACGCTTGATGCCAAGGGCGAACTGCTCATCACCATCATGTCCTCGCTTGCCCAGGAAGAAAGCCGGAGCATTTCCGAGAACACGACATGGGGACAACGAAAGCGTTTTGCCGACGGTAAGGTCAGCGTACCATTCAAGCAGTTCCTTGGGTATGACAAAGGGCAGGACGGCAATCTGGTCGTAAACAGGGAACAGGCAAGGGTAGTGAAGTTGATTTACAGGCTGTATCTTAGCGGCTATACCGTTTCACTCCATAGCCAGTGATTTGACGGGAACGGGGTATTAAAACTCCTGCAGGGTGTGATGTATGGAGTCCAAGCACTGTCAGAAGTATTCTTACGAATGAGAAGTATAAAGGCGATGCGCTTCTCCAAAAACGCTATACAGTGGATTTCCTGACCAAGAAAACAAAAGCAAATCATGGCGAGGTTCCGCAGTACTATGTGGAAAATGATCATGAAGCCATTATCAGTCCGCAGGTATTTGATTTGGCGCAGGAAGAAATAAAAAGACGTGGGCGTGGCTGGCAAGCGGCACAGCGGGGTCAGTATCTTTTCGTCGAAGATAAAATGTGGTGACTGCGGCAGCTGGTATGGAGCCAAAGTTTGGCATTCCAACGATAAATACCGCAGGACTATTTACCGCTGCAATGATAAATTCAAGCATCACTGCAAGACTTCGCACCTTTCCGAAGAAGATATTAAAGCCATTTTTGTAAAAGCCGTGAACCAACTGGTTGGGAATAAAAATGCAATTATTTCCAATATACAACTGATACGGGAAGAACTGTGTGATACGGCAAATCTTGAAAGCGAGCAGGATCGGCTGAATCAGGATCTGATTGCGCTTACCGATATGACGGAAAATTGTATTGCTGAAAATGCACGGGTTTCCCAAAACCAGACGGAATACCAGAAACGTTATAATAACCTTGTCAACCGATATGACAAGACAAAGGAACAATACGAAGCGGTTACTGCAAAAATCCGGGACAGACGGTTACGGAACGAGCAGTTAGGAGTATTCATAAATAATCTTAAGAACCAGGACTTGATAGGAGAATTTGATGAACGTCTGTGGTGTAGTCTGGTCGATTATATTACGGTCTATGGCAAAGAGGATATCAGAGTGACATTTAAGGATGGGACAGAAATACGCGTGTAA